TGCTTTACCTCGACGAGTTCGACCACTTCGTCAAAGAGAGGCTCAGGGTCAAATATTACGGACGGTATATGGACGACTTCTTCCTCATCCACGAGGATAAGGAGTACCTGAAATTCTGTCTGAAGGAAATTCAGACCTACCTGAGCAGTCTGAAGCTGGAGCTGAACGAGAAGACCGCCATCTTCCCTCTGAAGAACGGCGTGGACTTCCTTGGTTTCCATACCTACCTGACCGAAACGGGCAAGGTGGTGATGAAGCTGAGGCGTTCATCTATCCAGCGCATGAACTCCCGCCTGAAGAAGTGGGCGAAAGCCTATCCGAAGGGTGAGGTCAGCAAAGAAGAAATCATCGTGAGCTTCAAGGCTTGGAACGCCCATGCTGCTCACGGCAACACCTACACGCTGAGAATGAGGTACAAGAAGCGTGTAGAAGACATCATCAAGGAGGTAATCAATCTATGAGTACCAAACTCAGTGCGAAGTCGGTAGGCGACATCGTTAAACTGAATGTCAACGGCGTTGCGAAGAACTTCATCGTCGTGCATCAGGGTAAACCTTCCAGCCTTTACGACGACTCGTGCGACGGCACTTGGCTGTTGATGCAGGACATCTACGAGTCTCGTGCATGGCACAGCTCCAATAGCAACAGCTATTCCGCATCGACCATCCACACCTACCTGAACGGTACGTTCTTGGGCCTGTTCGACTCGAACATCCAGAGCGCCATCAAACAGGTGAAAATCCCGTACCGACCCGGAACCTCCGGCACGTCGGTCAACAGTGGCTCCAACGGCCTGTCGGCGAAAATCTTCCTGCTGTCCGGCTACGAGGTCGGCTTTACCACCTCTGACAACAGCTACTTCCCGGTGGACGGCGCAAAGCTGTCTTACTTCGACAGTGGCACAGGCACTACCGCCCTGAACAAGCGCATTGCGTACCTGAGTGGTTCCGCCACCGTCTGGTGGCTCCGCTCCCCGAACACCAACTACGCCAACTACGCTTGGCTCGTCAACTCCAATGGCAGCTACTACAGCAGCGGCTGTTCCAACTCGTATGGGGTGCGTCCGGCTTTGGTTCTTGACTCTTCACTCTCGGTCTCTGACGACGGGAGTGTCCAGACCAATAGCGCACCGTCTGTACCTTCCAGTATCACAATCCCCAGCTCCATCATGGGTGGCACGACCATCTCCATCTCGTGGGGAACCAGTACGGATAGCGACGGCAACCTCTCCGGGTACAAGGTCGAGAAATCGACGGACGGCGGCAGCTCGTGGAGCCAAATCTATCAGGGTACGGCGACCAGCACCACCGACTCGGTGACGTTCGGAACGACCTCGGTCATGTACCGTGTCCGGGCGTATGACACGGAGGGCGAACACTCCGGGTACAAGACCAGCTCGCAGGTGACGGTGGTCAACAACACCGCTCCGGGTGCGCCGTCTTCCATCTCCGTCCCGAACACCGTGAGGGGCGGACAGACGCTGGTGGTCTCGTGGGGTACGGCGACCGACACGGACGGCAACCTCTCCGGCTATGTGCTGGAGCGCAGCTCTGACGGCGGTTCCAACTGGACGCAGATTTACAAGGGAACTGCGACCACCTACACCGACACCATCACGAAGGGCTGGTCCACGGTTCAGTACCGGGTCAAGGCATACGACCCGTACACTGAGTCCGGCTACACGACCTCCACTTCCCGGACGGTGGACAACAACTCCTACCCGGTCATCACCTGCTCGACTGCCAGCGGCACGAACCTCGGCACGAAGACCAGTGGCTTCTCCATCTCCTACTCCGTGGACGATGAAGACTCCGGCGACAGCGTGACTGTGACCGAGAAGCTGGACGGTGTGACCAAGCGCAGCTTCACCGCTACGAAGAAGGCCACCAACAGCTTCGCTGTGACGGGCGAATACTTCCAGAAGGTGCTGAACGGCTCTCACACCATGACCATCGAGGCGACGGACGGCAAGGCCACCGTGACCTACACCTTCACCTTCACCAAGAGTGTGACCACCGCTATCGTGACGCTGGAGGAGCCGATGGAAGCGGATGATGTCATCAGCATCTGCGCCATCACGGTCGCTGGCAGCATCCCGTCCGACGCCGAGTACACCGTCGAGGTGACGAATAACGCCAAGGACAGCTCTCCGGCGTGGGAGGATTGCACCTCTGAGTCTCAGAGTGGCAAGAACTATCTGTTCAAGAACAAGACCGCCGAGAACGGGTTCGCCTTCAACTTCCGGGTGACTGCGAAGCGTGGCTCCTCCGGCACTGGCGGCTATATCACTTCTATTCAGGGAGGTTTCCAATAATGGGACTGAGACGACTGCGTGAAGACTCCATCAAGGAATTGAAGGAGCGTAAGACCACCGAGCAGCTTCAGGAGGAGAACGAAGCTCTGAAGAAGCAGGTTGACACACTGGACAACCAGCTCACCGAGGCACAGTTGGCTCTGTGCGATTTGTACGAGCTGATGGTCGGAGGTGATGAGTGATGGCAAAGGTGTACGCTGACCTCATCCGCAAGGGCCTGAAGACCATCGAGCAGGTTCCGACTCGTATTCGTGCAGAGGTAGAGGCTCTGCTGGCGGAGGACGCCGAATGAGCGCCCTCCGGGAGTTTTTGCTGAAGGCTCTGCTGCGAAAGGAGGTGAGTATCATGGCTGTTGTCTACGCCACCCTTATCATCAAGGGCAAGAAGACCATTTCTCAGGTCCCGTCCATCATCCGGGCGCAGGTCGAGGAAATTCTGGCCGACCTCGAAGTGGAGGTCGAGCAGTAACCACGAAATGCAGGAAGCCGCTCTCTACGGAGGGCGGCTTTTTGCATACCAAACCGAGAAATGGAGGGACAGAACATGAGTGTATGGGAAATCGTCACAAGCGGTGGCGGTATCGCTCTCGTTCTGCTGACGATTGTGCAAATCGCCCCCATCAAGCTCAACCCGTGGTCCTACCTTGCCAAAAGGCTTGGTAGGTCCATCAACGCTGATGTGCTGAAAGATTTGTCCGAGGTCAAGAACGGGCTGAAGGCCACCGAAGAAAAACTCGACTGCCATACGAAGGTGGATGACGAGCGCAACGCCGACCTCCACCGAGCCAGAATTTTGTGGTTCAACAACGAACTGCTGAGGAATTTGAAACACTCCGAGGAGGAGTTCATCGACATCCTCTACGACATCGACTGCTACGAGAGGTACTGCAAGGAGCATCCTGAGTACCAGAACAACCGGGCGGTACACGCAATCCTGCATATCAAAAGCATCTACGACCTGCTGCTGGAAACTCACGACTTCCTGTGAGGCGGAGAGATGGCAGCTCGTAGGAAGACCAAAGGGGTAGCCCACCTCATCAGCGACCTGCAAAGGCGTGAGATGAGGTGGTACACCTCTCGCTTGAAACGCAAGCGCAAGAGGCAAGAGCTGAAAGCCGAGATGCAGGACATCTCACACTCGCTGTTTTGGGTGTGGGAGTTCAGCAAGAAGGCCGTCCTGATATGCTTCCTGTTCTATGTCATCGTGCAGGTGTACTCCATGACGGTGATGCTCGTCTACACGGACTTCACCTATCTGGGAGACCTGATAACGGAGACCGGGAACATCGTCAGGGACTGCGTATTTGCCTATCTTATCAAGGCCGGACTGGAGAACGTCGGCAAAATCTGGTTTACGGCGCTTCAGAAGAAGCGCAACGAAACGAGTAGCGACAGCGAGGACGATAACGCTGTCGGCTGAAGGGAGAGAGTGAATTATGAGCTTTATCGTAGAAAACTGGTATATCATCGTCGCTGCCATCGCCATCGTAGCGGTGGGAGTTGCCGCCGCTGTGCGGTTCCTGAAGCAGCCGTCCGATGAGCAGCTTGACAAGGTGCGTGAGTGGCTCCTGTATGCCACCACCCTCGCCGAGAAGGAATTGGGCGGCGGCACTGGTAAGCTGAAGCTGCGCTATGTCTACGGTCTGTTCGTGGACAAGTTCACATGGGTTGCGAAGGTCATCTCCTTCGAGACCTTCAGCGAACTCGTGGATGAGGCTCTGGGACAGATGAACAAGCTCCTGACCTCGAACACCGCTGTGCAGCTCTATGTGAACGGACCCGCCGAGGTCGAGGACGATACTGCGGAAGGTTAAGGAGGTAGAACCATGAGTACAGTAATGAAAGCGTCGGAGTTCGTCAAGCGACTGAAGAACGTCGCCACGAACTACACCACGCTCTATGTCATGGGGTGCTTCGGGTCTCCCATGACGGCATCGAATAAGACCCGATACTGCCAGAACAACGACTACAACAAACAGGCAGCTCGCACGAAGATGATTAAGGCGGCGTCCGAGGACACCTTCGGCTTCGACTGCGTGTGCCTCATCAAAGGCATCCTGTGGGGCTGGACAGGGGACAAGTCCAAATCCTACGGCGGGGCCACCTACAAGTCGAACGGTGTGCCTGACATCAGCGCCGACCAGATGATTAAGGTCTGCTCCGGCGTGACCGCTGACTTCAGCAGCATCGAGGTTGGCGAGGCGGTCTGGTGTACGGGACACATCGGGGTCTACATCGGGGACGGTCTGGCGGTAGAGTGTTCCCCGGCGTGGAAGAACCGGGTGCAAATCACCGCTGTCGGCAACATCGGGGCCAAGAGCGGCTACAACACCCGGAAGTGGACGAAGCATGGCAAGCTGCCGTACATCGACTACGATGTGAGCGGCAAG